TGACCCCGCTGGTATACAGATCTTTGAGTTACCCACGTTTAAACAAGTAGGTGAATGGCAACACAATCGTACACCTGTACAGCAACAAGTAGGTATCCTAGCTGAAATCCTACGCTACCTAAACGAAACAGTTAACCAAAACAATATCTACTACAGCGTTGAAAACAACACCTTAGGTGAAGCTGCACTTATATCCATTAGTGAAATTGGCGAGGAAAATCTTAAAGGTATATTCCTAAGTGAACCTAAACGTCCGGGTAGTGGTCGTAGATATCGCAAGGGCTTTAACACAACTAACTCAACCAAAATCTCCGCATGCGCTAAATTAAAGAACTTAATTGAAAGCAAGCGTATGACCATTGTAAGTAAACCACTTATATCAGAACTTAAAACGTTTGTAGCCAATGGTCCTAGCTATGCTGCTAAACCAGGTGAAACAGATGATTTAGTTATGGCACTTATCCTAGTAGTGCGCATGGCTATGTTACTACAGAGTTTCGACAGTCAAATTGATTATAATATGAAAGATAGCTTGGAAGACATAGTCGAGCCCATGCCATTCTTTATATTCTAGATAAATATTGTTATGAGAGAAATTAACAAAATTGCAGAAGGTCTATTTGAAAAAATTCGTGATCGTTACGAAGATGTTAGCTTGGGCGATGATAAAGCCAACGCTACACAGAATCCAGAAGATGCGCGGTTTTTCAACTTTGACTATGTAGTCGACGGTAAAAACTACGGTAATATTACACTTAGTATCATTGACGAAACTAGCCTAAAGGTATACTTTAGCAAGAACATCAGTCATGATTTAGATGACGAGCAACGCAAAGAATGGTATGCATTTTTAAAAGAACTACGTGAATTTGCCAAACGCAACCTACTAAGTTTTGAGCCTCGTGATATTACACGTTCAACACTTAAACACCGTGATATTAAACAAGTAAGCAAGTCAGATGATACCTACGACAAAGATGACGTTATCGGCGAAAGCCGTATGTACGGCACCAGTCGTAGCAGTTACGAAAATGACGGTCCTGTAAAAATTATTATTCGCCATAGCGATCATATAGATCCAGAACAACGTGGTAGTCGTAGCCGTAAAATTCGTGCTATGTATCTTGAAACCGCAGATGGTGAACGCTTCAAATTATCAGAAAACAATCTACGCTATGCACGTGCTATGGCACGTCATGTCAGCGAAGGTGGTCAAATCAATGATGAGTTTGGACAGCATATTACCGAAGTTGCGCAAGAGTGTGGCAAATTACGCCCATTTAAAGCCGCAATGGTACGCCGTGTTTTTGAAGATGAAGAAACAAAAAGCATGGTTGAAGCTGCATTTGAATATCACAGCTTGCTAAAAAATACCCTAGGTAAAATGAGTGGCCGCAAAGGTTACCAACAGTGCAAGGAACAATTTGTTGCTACTAGTACTAGTTATATTCCAGAAGAAGATTTTGACGTTAACGCTCTCAAAGAAAGATTTGTTAAACGTACATTTAATGAACGCATGAGCGATGCGTTACCGATAGTTTATAAGGCCTATAATATGAAGAAAACTAATAAATTTGCCGAGAGCTTTGAAAGCTGGGCTAACACTGTAGCAGAAAGCTGGGACGAAGAGCCTATTAACGTTGATGATTTAGCAGATGTGTTTGCTGAAGAATTACCGTTGGGGGTTGATGCTGTTAATGCTATTAATGCAATTAGCGGTATTATTAACAGTAATAAATTAGAAGAAATATTGTTACACGCTTCAAAAGAAAATTCAGAAGCGGATGCACGTGATATTATTATGGATTGGGTATACAACAATGTGCCCGAAGTATACCAAGAACTAATGAACGAGATTGGTGATGTAGAACCCGCCGATCAAGGATTGGGCGAGTCAGATACAGGTGATACACCATATAACAAAATGTCTAGAAGTGAATTATTAGACTATTTACATTTAGATCCACTAATAGCACAACATATTCCAAACGAAAAACTACGTGCAAAAGCTGAAGAAAAATCACAAGATATGACAGAAGGTGATACATACGGTTCAGGCGATGGAGGTATGGACGGTACCGTGTATGAAGAAGAAGGTGAAAGCGATTGTTGTGAAGCCATACAGTCAGCAATTATTCGTCGTATCATCAACCAACATAAAGACTTATTAGTTAAACACGGTCCACAAGCAATTATGGACGCGGCCAGAGATGTTGCTGAATGGGTTGGTGAAGTTGAAGAAATTGGCTCTAGTGACGTTAGTGCGTATGTTCAACAAGTTGTTGATCAGTTAGAAGGCAGTAATGAAGTTGCAGAAGAATATAAGCCACGCGAAGAAAAACCTTTAACATATAAAAAAGAAGCACCAAGTAAAAAACGTCAGAATGCAAAATACTATGACTACCTAGCAAGAACATTAGGCGAAGCATTAGAAGCAATGGCACCATCGGATAGTTCTAGTCCATTATCACACGCTCAAGAAGAGTATTGTGATGAAGTAAATGAAGGCAAGGTAAAAGAAGTTGATATGGATCTTAAAGATCTTACAGATGAAGAATTTCAGGCAAAGTATAGTAAAACTAAAGAAGAAATGCGTGCAGCATTAGCAGAAGGATTCGATGACCACGTTAACAAAGATGAAAAACTAAAACGTATGGGCGCAAAAGAATTAAGCACATTAGATAAACTTAAGATAATGCCTAGTCAAATGAAAGCCTTTGCTAAAGGTGATAGTGAAGACGACTTACTACATTACAACAAAACGAAATCAACAAACGAAGATGCACAGTTTAATGAAGATATGATACAGATGCGTAGAATTGCAGGCTTAATAAAGTAAAACAACAATTATAAATCAATAAAAAAGGCACTCGAGGGTGCCTTTTGTTTTGGTTAAAATATTTAAATATTTCTCTTGCGAGATAAATAATTATAACGTATAGTATATATATGCTTACGTTATTAGGCATTTAAAAGACCAACTTAAAACACAAGGAGTTACACCATGGCAACATCATTAGCAGAAATTCGTGCAAAATTACAAGCACAAGAAAACCGCAGTTCGGGCGGCAGTCAACAACAAGGCGATAACGCTATCTACGCTCACTGGAACATTCCAGAAGGCACAAACGCAAGAATCCGTTTTTTACCAGACGCAAATCCAAAGAATGACTTCTTCTGGGCAGAGCGTTTAATGATCAATTTAACATTTGCTGGCGTAAAAGGCCAAGCAGATAGTAAACCAGTTACAGTTCAAGTACCATGCGTTGAAATGTATGGCGAAGCTTGTCCAGTACTTGCAGAAGTACGTACATGGTTTAAAGACGCATCATTAGAAGAGATGGGTCGTAAATATTGGAAAAAGAAATCATACTTGTTCCAGGGCTTTGTACATGAAAACCCAATTGCAGATGATACAACACCAGCTAATCCGATTCGTCGTTTTATCATCAGCCCACAAATTTTCAACTTAATTAAAGCAGCCTTGCTTGATCCTGAGTTAGAAAACTTACCAACAGACTACCAAGGTGGTTTGGACTTTACCGTTAGCAAAACATCAAAAGGTGGGTATGCTGACTACTCAACTAGTAAATGGTCACGCAAAGAATCTGCATTAACAGCAGACGAAGCAGAAGCTATTGAAAAACATGGCTTGTACAATCTTAGCGAATTCCTTCCTAAGAAACCGAGTGATGTTGAGCTTAAAGTTATCAAAGAGATGTTTGAAGCATCAGTTGATGGTCAAGCGTATGACACAGAGCGTTGGGGTAGCTACTACCGCCCACGTGGTGTTAGTGCACCAGCAGGTGGAGCAACAGCAGCACCTGCAGCACAATCTGTAGCACAATCAGCACCTGCGGCATCGACCCCAGCGGCTAGTGCACCAGTTAGTGAGCATGTTGAATCAGTAGATGTACCGTTTGAAACAGATAATGTTACACCTACAGCACCGGTAACAGCACCAGCGGGCGGCGGACAACGTGCTGAAGACATCCTTGCAATGATTCGCAATCGTCAAAAAACATCTTAAGTTAACGTAAGATCGGGGTAGAGTCTGGTACTCTACCCTTTTTTCAATAAGGATAAATCATGGCGAAACCATTCGACATTAGTAAATTTAGAAAGTCAATTACTAAAAGCATTGAAGGCTTAGGTATTGGCTTTAACGATCCAACAGATTGGATTAGTACAGGCAACTACACATTAAACTACCTACTTAGCGGAGACTTTAACAAAGGTATTCCGATGGGTAAGGTAACTGTGTTTGCTGGTGAATCAGGTGCAGGTAAATCATTTATCTGTTCGGGTAATATTGTACGCCACGCACAAGAGCAAGGCATTTATGTTATCTTAATAGATACAGAAAACGCACTTGATGAAGCATGGTTACACGCACTAGGTGTAGACACAGACGAAAGCAAACTGCTTAAACTTAACATGGCTATGATCGATGATGTGGCTAAGGTTATCAGTGACTTTGTTAAAGAGTATCGCACACTTCCAGAAGAAGACCGTCCTAAAGTGTTGTTTGTTCTAGACAGCTTAGGTATGATGTTAACTCCGACAGACGTTAATCAGTTTGAAGCAGGTGAAATGAAAGGTGATATGGGGCGTAAACCTAAAGCACTTACAGCACTTGTACGTAACTGTGTAAACATGTTTGGTACATTAAACTTAGGTCTAGTAGCAACTAACCATACGTATGCGTCACAGGATATGTTTGATCCAGATGATAAAATTTCAGGTGGTCAGGGCTTTATCTACGCAAGTTCGATTGTTGTAGCTATGCGTAAACTAAAACTTAAAACAGACGCTGATGGTAACAAGACTACAACTGTTAACGGTATACGTGCTGCTTGTAAGATTATGAAAACACGTTATGCTAAACCGTTCGAGTCAGTACAAGTAGAAATTCCATATGAAACTGGCATGAGCCCATACAGTGGATTAACAGACATGCTAGAAGCTAAAAACTTGCTTAAGAAAGAAGGCAACAGTTTAGTTTATACGCTATCAGACGGAAAAACTATTAAACAATTCCGTAAAGCATGGGAACGCAACGAAGACGGTTCATTAGACAAAGTAATGAAAGAAATTTCATCTAATGTTAACCCTTTGCTAAGTACTGAAACTACAGTAGATATAGACGAAGACTTATCTGAAAACGTAGTATTAGAACAAGGAACTGAAGAATGAACGTAGAATTAGATGTATTGGGTGAAATGTGGTTAACTTGTAAAGAATATATTAATCCCAAAGATAAACAGGCCGCTGCAGATCATGTAGTTAGTGTAGTAGCCGATCATAATATCACCGAAGCCGATCTTAAAACATTTGGCGGAACTGACAGCTATCTTAAACGTGCAGTTGAGGAATATTTAGGTGAAGAAGTTGACGCAGACGAGGAAGAAGATTTCGACGGAAGCGACGACTATTAAATGAGTACTGGAAAATATTTTCCAATAAAAACTACAACAGCATGTCCATTAAAGTGGAACTGGAGTACAATATATTTAAATACCGGAATAACAGCATCATGTCATCGCACTGCTTTTAGTGAACTTACGGCAGAAAACTTTGTTGAATTTCACAATACACCGGAGAAGTTAGAAGATCGTAAAAATATGCTTGCAGGTAACTGGCCCGATTCTAATTGTGCATATTGTCGAAAAATTGAAGAAGTTGGCGGAGTTAGTGATAGAAAACGACATCTAGCTATACCTAATTTAATACCGCAAGAACTTGACATAGATCAAACTGTGACTCAGGTAACCCCTACAATTGTAGAGATATATTTTAGTAATGCATGCAATTTGGGGTGTTTATATTGCCGTCCGTCGTTAAGTTCTACTATTAATAGTGAAAATCAAAAATTTGGTAAGTTTTCTAGTAATGGAGTAGAACTTATTACTCATGACGGTCAGTTTAAAGATTTAGTTTCGTATTTTTGGCAATGGTTTCCTAATGGATTCTCTAAAGTTAAACGCCTTCACGTTGCTGGTGGTGAACCGCTAATTCAAAAAGAATTTGAAAAACTTTTAGATATGATTGAACAGTATCCAAGCCCGCAATGTGAGCTTAATATCATAACTAATCTTATGATAGATAAAACTCGTTTAGAATATTTTGTAACTCGAACAAAGCAATTAGTAATGAAAAAAAGTCTACGTAGGGTTGATATTACGTGTAGTATTGATTGCTGGGGCATTGAGCAAGAGTATGTGCGATGGGGACTTAAGTTAGATCAATGGGAAGAAAATTTTAAATATCTATTAGATCAAAAATGGTTAGTTGTTAATGTTAATCAAACTATATCTGCTCTGACTATAAAAACAATGCCGGAGTTTTTAATTAAATTAAAAGAATGGAGTCGTATCCATAAAATAGGTCATTCTTTTAGTGGTGTTGAACCAGATCCATCATATTTAAAAGCTGAGATTTTTGGTTCTAAAGAGTTTGTTGAGGTCTTTGATACAATATTATCATTATTGCCGCAGGATACAGACGAAGCAAAATTATCTTACAAATATATGCAGGGCATTCAGACACAAGCTACTTCTGGAACGTTAAATACAGTTGAAATACAAAAGTTAATAACATTCCTTAATGAAAAAGACCGTCGCCGTGGCACAAACTGGCGAGAAATATTTTCTTGGTTGGAGAAGTATGATGTGGTATAGTCGCGTGGTTGCTAATTTGGGAGATATACCCGATTTCATAACACATTATGAAAATGAATTATTGCAGGCAAAAAAAGAAGTGGGAACCTACGGAAACATTGAAAAAAACTTAGCAAATCTGCCGGGCATTACTGAGCAACGCTTTAACCAGCTACAAGAAATTGAAGCAGTGCTTAACTACCTTAATATACAGTTACGGAAGATTCGACAAACACACTATAAAAAATATCTAGAAGGATATGCAAGGGCATTGACCAGTAGAGATGCTGAAAAGTATGCAGAAGCTGAAGATGACGTTATTAATATGGAAACTATTATTAACGAAGTAGCATTATTGCGTAACAAGTGGCTAGGTATCATGAAGGGGTTAGAAAGTAAAAACTTTATGCTAGGACATATTACTAGGTTGCGTACTGCAGGTATGGAGGATGCTTCAATTGGCTAGACATAGTTTACGTATACTTGACTTAATACAGCAATATGATATATTTTTAGAAAGTATTCATCATATTGCTGATATGGGCTGTGGTTCTGGCGAAGATACTATCTGGTGGGCAACCTTAATGAATAACGAGGATCCACCGCAACCTTATAACTTTGCCTGCCATGCTGTAGATGTCGATTCTAGTAAACTAGCACAACTGCCTAATATTAAAAATATTCACAAAGTTAATAATAGTTTTGATGCTGACTACTTGTTTCCGGTACCAGTTGACTTTATCTGGGCACATGATAGCCTACAGTATAGTACTGATCCGTTATATACCTTGCGTAAATGGAATGGATATCTTAATGTAAACGGCATGCTAGCATTAAGTGTGCCACAACATACAGGCATAGAATATGGCAGACAATACAGCAGAGGCTACAACGGTTGTATTTTTCATTACACTCCTGTTATGTTAATTTATATGCTAGCAGTTAACGGGTTTGACTGTCGTGATGCGTACTTGTTAAAACAGTTTCAAGACCCGTGGATTCAAATGGCGGTATATAAAACAGATATAGAGCCAATGAATCCTAAGACCACTACGTGGTTTGATCTAATAGATAAAAACTTGTTACATCCTAGTATCGTCAATAGCATTAATGCAAACGGATTTCTCAAACAAGAAGAAATTGTTATGCCCTGGTTAGATAAAGAACTATACTTTATTGACTACGTTAGCCAACAGACAGAAATACCCCCAGCTACGGCAGATGTGGGTGTAATACCGGGTGAAGTAGTTCAATCGTCTGAACATACTATAGAACAGCCAGCTGCTACTGAAGTTAAAACAAAAACCTTTAAACCAATGTCATTAAAAAGCAAACCACCCACTAGAAAAAGTTATAAAAATGATTAATCGTGTTGTATTAGTAACAGGTGGATTTGATCCGTTACATAGCGGACACTTAGAATATTTCAAAGCCGCTAAAGCTCTAGGCAATATACTTGTTGTTGGAGTTAACAGTGATGCATGGTTAGAACGTAAAAAAGGCCGTGCGTTTATGCCTAGTACTGAGCGTATTGCGATAATACAAAATCTAAAAGTAGTTGATCATTGTATATTGTTTAATGACGATGATAACACTGCTATAGAAGCAATCAACAACGTTAAGATGCTGTATCCTAACAGCCAAGTAATATTTGCTAATGGCGGCGACCGCACTGCTAAAAACATTCCAGAAATGAAAGTTAAAGATGTGGAGTTTATATTTGGAGTAGGTGGACAAAATAAGCTCAACAGTAGTAGTTGGATTTTAGAGGAGTGGAAAGCACCTAAAACCCTTCGTCCTTGGGGCTATTATCGCGTATTACATGATGTTTCAGGCACTAAAGTGAAAGAACTGACTATTGATCCAGGCCAGAGCTTATCAATGCAACGGCACTTGTATCGTACTGAAGATTGGTTAATTACAGAGGGTAAGTGCGCTGTGCGTCAATTTGAGCGGGTGTCTGGCCAATTGATCGAGCAACGACTAGTTAGACATCAACGGTTACATGTGTGTTTAGAATCGTGGCACCAACTACATAATCCATACGATCAACCATGCCGAATTGTAGAAATACAATACGGCGCACGCTGTTCAGAAGATGACATTGAACGCCAGGATAAATACACTAATAATAAGGTGTAGATATGAGATTTTATGATTTAGTAACAGAAGCTAAAGGTATATTTGGGCGCCTTCCTGGCGATTCCTTTGCAAACCAAGATGGTAAAACATTTAATTTTGTAACAGCTATATCATATCCCGACCCAGAACAAGCAAAGTTTGCCACTCCACAAGAACGAGATCAAGCAATTGCACAATTTGAACAAGAAGCTAACGCTAAAATTGAGTGGACTAATAATCCTGGCGGCAGCGCATTTGCAGTAGCAGAGCTTGATGACGAAGACGGTGGCCGCGTGTATTGGGGTAGATATCTACAACAAACTAAACATAATATGTTAGGAATTTGGAATAACAATCAAATTCCGCCCGGATGGAAATTAGCAACTAAAGGTGCCAAAAAACTACAAGCAGGGTATGACCCACAAAACCTTATTAAAACAGAAAATGTTTTCAATGATGTGAGACAGCTTATTCAAACAGTAACAGCAAACAGTCCCGATCCTGTTAAAGAAGTATTCACACAAAATCTTACTGCACTAGCACAAGGCCAAGACGCTATTATATTTCCGGGCATGGCGCCACAAATGGAAGCTATCCGTGACTACTTTGGTGAGATCATGCAACCAGTAGCACTTGCTGGTGGCGTTGTGGGTGGCCAGGCGGATGAGGCACGTATGGCACTAGCCGACGGCGCACCGTGGAGCAAATGTAAAGTGCAATTTCCAATGGCAATGAATGCCGCCTTATGCGACAGTTTCTTAACTGCCCCAAATGGACAACAAATTGGCATTAGTAGTAAAGGTGGTAGTGGAGCTAAAGCTAGTGCTAAAAATCTACACGATGCTTACAAAAAAGCAGAACGTGAAGGTAATACTGAGTTAATAAACACAGCTAAATTTGCCATTGATGTAGTAACTATCATTGCAGAAAATTCAGCATTAACAGGACCATTTGAATTAGGTATAGCATTGGGTGTTCCTGGTATTACTAATGAGCTATTTGACGAAGTAACGTTATATATTAAAACAGGAAAAACAACGTTTGATGGTATAACTAAAAATGCTCGCACAATATTAGCACCATACACAGTTAAACCTAACGTAGTAGGATTTAATACAGGTTATGCAATTATGGCCGCTGCCGCTAAAACTGTAGCTAATGCAGTAAACATGAACGAAGACTTTAGTCAAGGCGCACTTGCATTATTAAATCAATCTAGTATTGTGCAGATATATACTAAGATGGCTAAGAAAGGTGATGATGCAGTGCTACAAGGATTTACCGCAGTATATCCGCCAAACTTCGAAGGTCATATTATGATGGACGGCGGCAAGAATTACTATAGCTCGCGTATCGGTGGTAAACTAGCATTTTTCTTTAAATAAAAGGTATTTAATTATGTCAGAACTCAAAGTAGTAGTTAATGTAAGTAAAGGTAGTCCACTAACAGGTATTGCCTGGGCGGACATATCATTGGGCGCAGAAAAAATAGTTGAGCGAGTAGAAGTAACAGCACCATTTAATAGCGACCCTAATCTAGTAGATCCAAACAAAATCGAAGTAGTAACAGATACATGGGATGGCACGACACATTTAACATTAACAGTACTTAATCACCCAGAATCAATTGGCCCAATCCAAACATACAGTATTGAATTCTATTTAGATGATCAACAGATAAATCTAAATTGGCAACAAGCTGCTAAAGTCAAACCGTTACGTTTTGGCGGCCAACCAAATGTTACTATCACTAATCCACATATAGATGATCCTAAATTCAATGGATGGTGCTCAGTTTCGGACATAAGCCCTGGCATGAGTATTACTTGGGGCCTGGCAGATTTAATATCAGCACATCCAACAGAATAAGATGATAACACGCATTTTACTTATTGGTCCTAGTAGGATCAATGAAGCCGCTGTTACTCTGACGTTCGACAACTATATAAATCCTAAACCTGATGTGACTTATATCATTAGCCCGTATCCTCAACATAAAATAGACAGTATGTTTGCAGAATACGGGATAAACACTTCTGCATATACATTACTCGATGACCTTTACTTTGACGATTACTACGATCTATCTGCATGGAAACACGACCATTGGTTTTACCAACAGGCATTAAAACTCTGCGCCATTGATCACTTTGACAGCGACTACTATCTAATACAAGACTGTGATCAAGTACTATTAAAACCATTTACATGGTTAGAAAATAATAATTTAGTGTTGCGAGCCGAACATCTATGGAACCCATATCAAAAGATATACGTAGAAATGATTACAAAAATAACAGGTATCTTGCAAACAGTTGAGTATAGTCTAGTAAATGAAATAATGCCATTTACTCGAGAATATTGGGCAGACCTAAAACGTCAAATTGAAGAACGCAATCAATGCACATGGTTGCAGGCCATAGAGCGGATCAGACCATTTGATGAACACAAATGGTTAAGTGAGTACGAGTTATTAGGTATGTATATAACGGCAAATACTAGTAATTGGTCAGTTAGTCCAACCCATCTACAACCTCATATAGATACGTGGGAAGAATTTTATGCGTATGATTGGTCTCAGAATCAATCAATGAAGTTCCTAACACAGCCACTAAAATATATGAATGTTGAGAGTGCCAAAACTGTAATTAAACAGATAAAAGACTTGACCAAATCTAACAATTAGTGTATACTAAAACAACTACCCACCTATATAGGATCTAATATGAAAGCACGAGTAAAAAGTTCCATAGAAGTTTATAACATTGATGATGCTTTAGCAGTATTTGATAACAATCAATTCAAATTAATTTTAGCAGCCGCAACACGGTCTAGAGAAATTGCTACTCAACGTACATTCCAAGAACGTAACGGAGTTAAAATGACGTATGAAAATAAATCCAATGTAACAGCATTGTATGAAATCGCCACCGGTGCAATTGGTAAAGAATATTTAGATAAAGTTCGATAGGAGAACAGCATGGCAAAAACAAACTCAACATTTAAATTTGGCAAGATGAACAAAATTCAATTAGGTAACATCATTGATCCAGACGCACGCCGCATCTATAAGAAAGCAATGGTCGATGCACAGGCTACCTATGTAGCAAGTAAAAATCGTAAGTTTAGTGATCCTGCAATGGCACAAAAAAATCGAGAAGTTCCTAAGGATTAGTAATGGTTTATACGTTTGGCTGTAGTATGACTAAGTGGTATTGGCCTACCTGGACTGATTGGTTACGGGTGTACGACCAACCCGTAACCAATCTTGCTAACAAAGGCTATGGGAACCAAAATATTTACTGGACATTAGTTAATATCAGTGATAAATTAACAGCTAATGACACAGTCAATATTATGTGGGCCGAAAATCACAGACTTGATCTATGGTACGATCGCGCCTGGATAGATGAAAAAGATGTGTTAGAATTTTTTCCAAATACCAACGGGCAACTATGGTTTACAGGCGATACTCCGTATGCAGGCTTATATCGAACACATCCGGATCTCTATACTAGTTTTACTAATATGGTAATTGAAACCCTACAAATTATATTACAAACACAGTTGCTATTAAATCAAATTGGGTGTAAGTATGTTATGCACTCTAGTAAAAATTTGTGGTGTGATGGTCGACCGGTATTCTTGCCAAAATATCAAACAACGTACCAACATAAACACGGCATATCAGAAGAAGAATTAGATCTAGCATCTAAGATCATGTCATTAGAACCTATACGTAAATTAATCAATTTAATTGATTGGTCTAAATTTCTATGCGGAGTTACTGATCCGTTCGACGCAAAACAAATCAATGGTATCTGGGAATATTTTATTAATAATAAAGAATATGTTATATTAAAACACGAAACAGATCATCACCCGAATAGTTTAGCGCACCACGACTATGCTTTAGAAGTTGTGCTCGGAAGAGACCCTAAAATAGGAATACACAGGAAGCTAGCTAAACAAATTGCAGAAGAAACTACAACATATCCTGTTCCAGCATTCACCGACGAAGAATTTGTCATTTCTGCAGAGGTTGAGTTGTTAGATGACAAATATAAAGAAATTTTAAAGAGTCTTAAATGATCACTGAAGAGATTAAACAGTTTTACAGTAATTTACATTTTCCCGGACGATATAGTTGGGAAGATTTAAAATTTTACGAAGAGCACGGTATACACAATATATATCTGCGTGAAATTAACTCAGTTATGAGTAATGGAATTGATGTTCTCGATGTTGGTTGCGGAACTGGGTTAGTGTCTAATCTATTTGCTGACAAATATAAAAATAGTAATTTTACCGCAGTAGATTTTAGCGATAGTATCGATTATGCTAGTAAATTTGCAAGTTCTAACGGCATTAACAATGTTAAATGGATAAAGAAAGATTTTTTAGAATTTAAAACAAATAAAAAATACGACATTATTATTTGCTGTGGGGTACTACATCATATTCCAGAATACAAAAAAGCCTTAACAAAAATTAAATCTTTACTTAAGCCAGGCGGAAAACTATTGTTAGCAGTATATAATCCGTATGGTAAAATACTTAAACGCTTTTTTAATATTAACTACAATTGTGATATATTATATCAAGATCAAGAAAAAAATCCATTTGAATTAAGTTTTAGCAATAAGCAAGTACACAATATGTGTAGCGACTTAAAATTTCAGTCGGCAAATCCTAGCATTTCTAATAGATTTGTAGACTTTTTATCTTGTTTTAATAGCGAAAACGGTGGGTTAGTACTGTATATTTTCAACAACTGAAAGCAGAGTATAAATACATTTGCAACGCCAACCTTCAGTGTTGACGTCGAGTAGATGACCTTCGAAACGGGCCTTCTATGTCGTATGTGAAATTCTTCACTAGCAATATTAAAATAAACCTGTTATACTATTAAAATATTGAGGAGAATTTTCTATGAAATTATCAAAAATTCCTGGTCTTGGCCGTTTTGGCACTTACATTGATGATGTAGATTTCAATCATTTAACCAATGATGAATGGTTAGAAATTGGCAAGATTCATATGCAAGGCCTTGTTACTGTAGTTCGTAATACTAATCTTACCAAAGATCACTTTGTAGATCGAGTACTTAAATTTGGTGAAACACGTTACGGTCTTAAAAATTATCTAGTTAAAAAATATGATAGACCGTGGCCTATCATTGTCGACGACGCACAAGAAAATGCAGACTATCTAGATGCAGAAGATGCAGTGGCAATTCGCTCCTTGTTTAAAACACAAGAACGTACAGCAAGTGGATATGATGTTAGTCGGGTAACTGGCGGCTATGATGCAGACGGCAACCCTAGGGGATTGTTTGCTGAGGGTGAACTATTATGGCACAGTAACGAAAGTGGTACATTAACTTGGACACCCGGCGTGGCACTATTAGCACATCAAAATGTTGTTGGTAGTGCTACTGGTTTTGTAACTACACCTGATTACTATGAAAGTGTCAATGACAGTTTCCGTAGAGAGCTAGATGACATGATCATCCTGCATCGCTTTACCCCGGGTAAAATTAATCCTGGGTTGAATAAAGAACAAGATGCAATTATGCACGCTAACATGTGTCCAGAAGAAGACCGAGAAATTCCGATGGTTATTCGTAGTCCGGGCGGAATTACAGGATTACACTACAGCATTAACACTGCTTATAGTATTAAAGGATTAACTAAAAAAGAAAGCGATAAAGTTTTTAAGCGTATTAACAAAGAACTGTTTGTTGAAAAATATATGTATGACCACTGGTATAAGAACAATAATGATTTAATGTTGTTTGATAATTCAATTACCCTACATCGCAGATTGGGCAATATTGAAGGTCGACTATGTTATCGCATCGCTCATGATTATACTAATCTTCAAAGTGGTGCATACCAGCCATACCTACAGCAACCATATGCCAACGAGTACGCTAACGAAATACGTCATATCGTTAAGATTGCTGGCATTAAAAACTTTAAACTCCCCCCTCGTGATTTATTAGGGTATTTTAAAGCATTTGCTAAAAAGTATGTTCACGCTTAATCCTAACAATGTTATACTGTTTGTTTTAACATCTATAGCGTGGGTAGTTGGCTTTAAAGAACTAACAGTAACAGCGACACATATCAATACTGATTGGTATTGGTATGTCCTCGCCACATTATACACTGTTACTATTAATGAATTATTTGGCCATCTCATTTGTTCACACTACTTGTTTAAAATTAATACAAATAGTCTAACATATAAGATATTAACATTTTTAATTACAGTTGATCATGCCAACGGTCCGTTGACTAACATCTGTATTAATCATGGGAATCATCATAGTCATACAGATAAGCCCGGTAAAGATAATCTATATTTCTCCCTACATTGGTTTACTGTGTGCAGTTTGAGCCCTATTATGTTTTTGTATCAAAAACCTACAGACTATTCTAATAGAGATGTGTATGTAGGCCGCCAATCACTTATACACAAAGATATTTTAAATGATAATTGGACATTTTTTTGCGAAGAATTTAAAGTACCATTGACATTATTGTATTGGCTAGTGTTATGGTTAGTATTTCCACTATTTCTAGTTAAGGTTGTGTTTATGGGTCGCGTTATTATTAGTGTAATAACTTTTCTTACCACGAGCTTGGGGCATAATAAAATATTAGGATATCGAAATGAAGAAGTACCTAATAACAGCACTAATAGATTGCTAACACATTATTTGTTAGGATGCGGTCTTTTTAGTTCATTGTTGCACAACAATCATCACACACATCGTTGGATACAGCAACAAAGCCATGGTTATCGTTGGTTTGAAGTAGACCTTGGTAGTTATGTAATTAAATTGCTAAAATTGGTGATGGCCAAATGAAAACCATTGTCATAGCAAATTTTCCTAGATTTAGTAGTGAGATATGGCTACCGGCGTTATGGGCTAGCGCAAAAACTTACTACGAAAAAAATGGAATTTATAAGGATGAGTGGCGCTGGTATCCTTGCTATCTTGACTGTTACGATGCTACGGGTATAGACAAGATCAAACAAGAATTACTACGTGCCAAACCGGACGTATTTGCTATTAGTTTATATGTATGGAATTTTGGACTATCACACGAAGTGGCATCCTGGGTTAAAGAAACCTTTCCTAATTGTCTAGTTGTTAGTGGAGGCCCGCATCAATACCTTAAACATGATACCGAATGGTTTAAGAAACATCCGTACTTAGATGCAAGTCATCTAGGCGATTGTTACGGTGAATTATTTTTTAAAGAAATGTTAGATAATTATAACAATGGAATAGTAGACTGGAGTTTGCTAACTGATACTAGATATCCAAGCAAGGCTAGGGCAATGATGAGCAGTACCCGATCAATGGCGCGAAGTCAGCGCAAAGAGTTTGCCTATGATTACAGTGCGTTTCGTGCGCAATATACCGAACTTAAAGAATTTGAAACATTTAAAAAAATTAAATTTAACGATAGTATGTTATTGAGCATCATCGAAACTACCAGGGGGTGTCCATATGGATGCACTTATTGTGACTGGGGTGGCGGCATTGGCACTACAGTAATTCAAAAAAGTTTGCCCGCAGTAAAAGAAGATATAGATGCGTTAGTTATGTTTGATCTTACATATTTGTACCTAGCAGATGCTAATTTTGGTATATTTGGTGCCCGTGACATTAGCATTATCAATTACATTGTTGATCGTAAAAAAGAACTGCGTGCTACATTTAAAATGGGATATGGCGGGTTCGCTAAAACCGAAAACAAATTAGATGTTATTAAATTAATTTTAGAAACCGATATTAAAAACGGACTTAGTCACAATAAAGAAATTAAATTAAGTTTACAGACATTAGATGACGAAATACTAAAAAATATAGACCGTAAGAATATTCCGTTTGAAAAACAGTTAGCAGTATTTGAGCTTATTGCTAAAAACACTAAACTGCCTTTATACGTAGAGATTATTATGGGGTTACCCGGAATGACCTTAGACAAGTTTCATTACGAGTTAACAGTATTTGGTAGTCACGGGTTGTCACTTCAGTGGTTTGAGTGGATACTATTACCCGAAGCACCAAGTTATGGGTACGAGTATAGACGTAAGTGGAGTATAACAACAACAAATAAAACAAACGGGTGGAGTCACCCCGAGTCACATGCTCAACACGAAATCGTAGTTGGCACGAGTACATATTCAACTAGTGATTATTTGGAAATGCTATTAAGTGCTAGTTTATATAATTTATTTGTTCAAGGCGGCTATTTAAAAGATACCATTGATTGGATACGATCTAATTATAATATAGGACACGGTGATATCATACGATCAATCTATCGTAGTTTCTTTATGAAAGATCTGCATTGTAAGAAAGAACGTGAAAAAGTACTTGGCCGCTGGGAAGAAATTTTAGCAGATCCAAAACAAGACTGCACATTTGATATCATGGATAATAAAGTCTACGGCGGATACTATTTTGTTTCGCTGGTATTTCTTAAGTGTCAAACATTTCGCAAACGATTAGAAGAATATATTGTGCAGACATACAAAGTACCGTTGGGCGTGTACCACGGTGAAAAAAATCTTTATATTACCCGTGCTAATATTGGCAAGCATTACAGACAAGGGTTGTCAACTATACGATTTAACAAGACTAAACATAATGAGTTAGCATCGTTAATATCTATGTATAAATTGTTTCTAGACACAGGTAATATCATGCGTGGTAATAAAAAATTATTAGGAATATTTCAATGAAAGAAACACATAAAAGAACTATAGTAAGAATGATTAGTTATAGAATAACTGCATGGTTATTTACAATCTTTTGGACCTGGTTGTGGACAGGAGACCTGGCTAAGTCAACTGGGTTTGCCACAGCATTACATCTGTTATTGAGTATTGATTACTACATACATGAACGTATCTGGTTAAAGATTAAATGGGGGTCTGAATGAAAATATATGCAATGCTAGTACATCCGGCAAAAACAAGTCTAAATCATGCACTGTTTGATCGTGCAGTAAACTGTTTCATAGCAAACGGACACGAAGTTAAAACTTTAGACTTATACAGATCGAAGTTTGATCCTAGAGGCTTAGAAAATAACTTTAAACGTGACTTTTGGCTCCCTGGAATTACCAGCAAAATCCGTAGTTTTACCGACAAATGGCTGCTGGCTAATCAGGCAGATTTATTACCTAAATTTGCACGTCAAGAAATAGAAAAATTAAAAGAAGCAGATTTGCTTTATATACAATGCCCATTATGGTGGTGGACATATCCGTCGTTACTTAAAGCATATATCGAAAATGTATTTGCTTATGATGCATTATTTACATTAAACAATGTAGAAACCAAAGGCGGTAAACAAGAACACGATAAGTTTTTAACAGGTCGTCGAGTAATGATGTCAATGACTACTGGTGGAAGTCAAGAATTTATGGAAAGTTATTTTGGTAAAGAAGAAAATTTAACCTGTCATATGAAAGTTCAATTTAGTCTAGTAGGCTATGAGTTTATGAACCCGTATTTTACTTGGTCGGTTGGCGCTCATACTGTGTTAAATGCAAAAAAAGAAAAAGATTCAAACTATCTAATAGATAATTTAGAAAAACATTTACTAGAACAGGTAGTTTAATAAGTATATATTATATTAATTATAGGATAAAACATGGATTATAAAGTAGCAGACATTGGCCTGGCTGCGTGGGGACATAAAGAAATAGCAATTGCAGAAACAGAAATGCCAGGACTAATGGCGGTGCGTGAAGAATATAAACTTCAGCAACCACTTAAAGGTGCACGTATTGCAGGCAGTCTACATATGACTATCCAAACTGCGGTATTAGTAAAAACACTTATTGCATTGGGCGCAGAGGTACGTTGGTCAAGCTGTAATATTTTTAGTACACAAGACCATGCCGCAGCCGCACTAGCAGAACAAGGTATTCCAGTATTTGCCTGGAAAGGTGAAACTGAAGAAGAATATTGGTGGTGTATCGAAAAGACACTTAGCGGTCCAGATAACTGGCGCCCTAACATGCTATTAGACGACGGGCATGATCTAACTTATTGGGTACATCACAATCGTCCAGATTTGTTAAATGACATACGTGGAGTAACCGAAGAAACAACCACAGGCATTCACAAAATCAATGAAGCAATAGCCAACGGGCAATTCCACTTACGTGCTATCAACGTTAACGACAGTGTGACTAAAACTAAGTTTGATAATCTATACGGTTGTCGTGAAAGTTTAGTTGATGCTATTAAACGTGCTACAGATGTTATGATTGCTGGTAAGGTTGCTGTGGTGGCAGGCTATGGTGATGTAGGTAAAGGTAGTGCCGCTAGTCTACGTGCCCTAAGTGCTCAAGTTTGGGTAACTGAAGTAGACCCAATCTGCGCACTACAGGCCGCAATGGAAGGCTACAAGGTTGTTACTATGGATTATGCCGCAGACAAGGCAGACATCTTTGTAACAGCCACAGGTAACATCAACGTTATCACTCACGATCACATGGCAGCTATGAAGAACAATGCTATTGTATGTAACATTGGACACTTTGACAGTGAGATTGACATTGCTAGTATTACTGGCTACGAGTGGGATGAGATTAAACCACAGGTAGATCATGTGACGATGCCTAGCGGTCGCAAGATTATTGTGCTAGCTAAAGGACGACTAGTAAACTTAGGTTGTGGTACAGGACATCCTAGCTTTGTTATGTCAAACAGCTTTACTAATCAAGTGTTAGCACAAATTGAAATGTTCCAGAACTGGGAAGACTACAATACTGGTAGTATTCATTTGTTGCCTAAACACCTAGATGAAAAAGTAGCTAAACTACACCTAGCACAAATTGGTGCGCAACTAACAGATTTGTCAGCTGATCAAGCTAGATACATCGGTGTTAGTGTTGAAGGCCCATATAAGCCAGATACATATCGATACTAAGCAATGTGTGGCAGAAATGCCACACATTCTTGTCTATTTAACCAAAATTGTTGTCAAATGGCAACAAAAACTTGACTTCTATTACTAAATAAAATACACTGAGTAGTATAACACTACAAAAGTGTTAATCCAATTTAAGGAGAAGTAAAGTAATGAAGAAATTATTATTAGCAACATTATTAGCTGGTATGTACTCTACAGCAAACGCAGGTATTCAAGTTCCGGCAGGTGATTGGACTTTAGACATTGGTGGCGTTGTAAACGCTTACTACACCAACACACGCGGCACAGGCAGTGCAGTAGTTGGCGGTCTTGGTGGTCCTAATGCCAATGCTCAACGTAACGAATCAAACATTACAACAGGCTTGTTACCAAATGTATTATCAATTTCTGGTAAATCACGTCAAAATGATTTAGACATTGGTTTTACAATCGCTATTAACCCAGGTGCTTCAACAACACAGGGTGGCGATCAAGGTGCTAATCAAGAAAATCGTCAGGCATTCTTAACCATCGGTGACAAATCATGGGGCAGTGTTAAACTAGGTAAAGACCTAGGTATTTTCGCTAGTGATGCTATCTTAAATGATATGACATTATTAGGTGTTGGTGCAGGCGCTGGCGCTTTAGCTGGTAACACAACAACACTAGGCCGTATTGGTACAGGCTACATGTATGCAGACTGGAAATCACAAATTGCCTACACATCACCAAACTTCAACGGCTTCAGCTTCACAGCCGGTGTAACACAAGCATGGAATGCTCAAACAGCTGACCTAAATGCTGTGACCGCTGGTGTACAGGCTGCGTCAGCTACTTCAACAGGACGCGGTGGTGCTCAACCAGCATTTGAAGGTAAAGTATCTTACTCATTAGAAGGTCCTATTGCTGCTAAAGTATGGTCAAGTGCTATTTCACAAAAAGTTGAAGGTGTAACTGGTGCCAGTGCAGACGACCGCGCTTATGCTTGGGACGTTGGTACTAACTTATCTGCTGGTCCATATGGCTTAACTGCTTACTACTATGATGGTAAAGGTATTGGTCGTACAATTCAATTACTAGACGGCTTTGATGCTACAGGTAAACGTCGTGATTCAAATGGCGGCTACGTGCAAGGTACATACACATTGCCTACTGCTACCAAACTTGGTCTAAGTTATGGTCAAAGTAAATTAGATCGTAACAGTGGCGAAACAGCTACAGCTTTAGTTTCGAAAAACGAAATGTGGACTGTTGGTGCTTATCACCCACTCACAAAACACGTGAACTTAGTTGCTGAATACTCAGACGTTAAATCAGAAGCACAAAACGGTGCAGAAGGTAAATCACGTTCAGTATCAGCAGGTGCTATCTTATTCTTCTAAGATTTACTTCTTAGTCTAATAATTAAAAAGCCCCTTAACTGGGGCTTTTTTAATCTATATGTAATCTGTATTGTAATCTTTTATTTTAATAATTGGTGTAAATAGTACACAAGGAGGACATCATGATGAAACAGGGTAAATTACTCACTAAGTTGTATCGTGCTTGTCTCGACCATGATACAGAAACCATTGTTAAACTCAAGAAAAAAGAGTTTACGAAGATATTGAAACACAAGGCCGAAGGTAAGCCATTCAATGGTAAGTGGTCAGTGGTTAGGATCTAACTACTTCAAAACAATAAACCCGCTGAGGCGGGTTTTATTTTGGCTATGTGTATTAAAAATTTAATCTATTTGTAACATTACTGTAATCTTTGTGTGTTTAAATAATATATATAAGGGGAATATCAATGACCATACAACAGATTAAAACAATAATGTATTATCTAGTAATAGCATTTGCACTATCAATGGCAGGATTAAAACAAGCTCAGGCAGCAGACAAAATGGTCAAAATAGACGGCAGTTCGACAGTCTATCCAATATCAGAAGCAGTGGCAGAAGAATTTCAAAAGAAAACAGGTGTTAAAGTAACAGTAGGTGAAAGCGGCACCGGTGGTGGCTTTAAAAAATTCTGCCGTGGTGAAACTGACATCAGTGATGCTAGTCGTCCTATTTCACAAAAAGAAATGGATGCTTGTAAAGAAGCAGGAGTGCAGTACATTGAATTACCTGTTGCCTACGATGCCTTAACAGTAGTAGTAAACAGCAAAAATGTATGGGTTAAATCATTTACAGTTGAAGAATTGAAAAAAATCTGGGCTCCGGGTAGTTCAGTTAAAAATTGGAATCAAGTAAATCCATCTTATCCAAATCAACCACTACAATTATTTGGCCCAGGTACAGCATCAGGTACATTTGATTACTTCACCGAAGCTGTTAACGGCAAAGCAAAATCTAGTCGTACAGACTATACACCATCAGAAGATGATAACGTATTAGTTCAAGGTGTTTCTGGTAACGTAGGCGGCATGGCTTACTTCGGTTATGCTTATTACGAAGAAAACAAAGATAAATTACGTGCTATTCCTATTATTGCTAAAGGCTCAACAACACCAGTACTACCAAGTCCAGAAGCAGTTATGAATGGTACCTACCAACCATTAAGCCGCCCATTGTTTATCTATGTAAATGCAACAGCGGCTGCGTTTAGACCAGAAGTAAAAGCATTTGTAAATTTCTATTTAGAAAACGCACCTAAGTTAGTAAAAGAAGTAAAATATGTTCCGCTACCAAGTGATGATTATGTGGCGGTAACAGAGCATTTCAAAGCACTAAAACCAGGTACAGGGTTTAACGGTACTCCAGAAGTAGGTATTAAAATTAAAGACTTAATTAAACGAATCAAATAAGGAAACATTATGACATTAAAAAATATTATCACAGGTTTATTCATAGCATCAGCATTAATTGCTACACCAGTATATGCGGACAGCACCAACGACATCGTCAATGCACTAGTTATGAAAGGTGTTTTAACTGAAGAAGAAGGCGCACTACTAACTAAAGGCCATAGTGGCGAAACAGGCGCAGCCAAAAAAGAAAAAGACACTACTGTACATGCGGCCAGCAAAATGAATATACGTGGCTATATTCAGGTACGCAATACTACTATGCTTGGTGGTGATGAAGGAGTTAACCTTTGGTCAGATCGATCTGTAGGTGATAAAAACTCTCTTGCTGATCAAGACAAAAATTTCCTAATTCGTCGTGCTCGTGTTATTATATCAGGTGACGCTGGTGATAGACTTAGTTACTATATTCAACCTGACTTTGCTAGTACGGCCAGCACCACAGGTAACGTTGCGCAATTACGCGATGCTTATGGTGATGTGTATCTAACCAAAGACAAAGTACATCGTGTGCGTGTAGGTCAAAGTAAAGTACCATACGGCTTTGAAAACTTACAGTCTTCACAAAATCGTCTAGCACTTGATCGTGCCGACGCATTTAACAGCGCAGTACGCGATGAACGTGATTTGGGTGCTTTCTATTACTACACACCAGATAACATCCAAAAGTTATTTAAAGAGATTCAAGATGCGGGTTTAAAACATTCAGGCAACTACGGTATGTTTGGTGCTGGTATATACAACGGTCAAGGTGCTAACCAACAAGATCGTAACGATAACTATCACGTAGTGGCACGTGCTACATATCCATGGAAAACAGAAAGCGGTCAAATCTACGAAGCTGGCGTACAAGGTTACACAGGCAAGTATGTAAGAACAGGTAGTGCTTATAGAAAAAATATGGGCAACAACGTTTATGCAACTAAAACACCAGCATTAGAGGCAGGCAACGCAACCGGTTTTAAAGATGAGCGTGTGGGTGTAAGTTTTATGATGTACCCAATGCCATTTGGTCTACAAGGTGAGTGGAACTGGGGCAAAACTCCTGGGTTAGATACTGCTGCTAGTACTGATGGTATTATCAAAGAAACTAACTTGAACGGTGGCTACATTCAAACTATGTATAAAATTGATCACTTCAAGGTTGGCGATACTGATGGTACACTAATTCCATTTGTTAGATGGCAATACTTTGATGGTGCGTCAAAAGCAGAAACTAACTCACCGATGAACAAGGTAAATGATTGGGAGATGGGTGCCGAATGGCAAATTGCTCCAGAAGTCGAACTTGTGGCTTACTATCATCATATGAACCGTAGCAACTTAGTAACAGGGGCATCGGCTACTACAATAGTAAAACAAGACTATGCTAACTTTAAAGCAGATGCTTTACGGGTCCAACTACAGTATAACTTCTAATAGGAAAACCTATGTTTGAGATTTTTATAGAAGCAATAACAGATATTAGTAGTGTGTTACTGGTATTGGCGGCCATTGGTGTATGGTCACTATTCCCTTAATTAGATACAAAACTATCTGTATATCGGACTTTCATCTTGGGACTAAAGATGCTAAGGCTGAATTGCTGAATAATTTTCTCAAACATCATACCTGTGATAATCTATTCCTAATAGGAGATATTATCGACGGGTGGAAAATACAACAGAACAAGTGGGCATGGAAACAATCGCACACTAATGTTATTCGACGAATACTAGGCTACAGTAAACGAGGATGTAATGTAACCTATGTGACTGGTAACCATGACGAATTCCTCCGTCCTCTGGTACAACATCATTTTAGTCTAGGCCGTATACGTATTGTGAATCAAGCAGAATATCGCAGTGTAGATGGCGAACTGTTCTTAGTTACGCATGGCGACATGTTTGATGGAATTACTAGACTAGCACCATGGATTGGTTTCTTGGGCGACAAAGCCTATGATGTAGCTTTATGGTTTAACAACTATTTTAACTTTGCTAGACAACGATTAGGCTTTGGTTATTGGAGTCTTAGTAAGTATCTCAAACATAAAGTTAAGAAAGCAATAGACTTTGTATTCAAGTTTGAAACTAATCTAACTGACTATGCGGCTAAACGTGGATTCGATGGTGTTATCTGCGGGCACATACACACTCCGGAAATCAAACACATGCCCAATGGCATGATCTATATGAATGATGGTGACTGGGTTGAAAGCTGTAGTGCGCTTGTTGAACACGATGACGGTCGTTGGGCTATAGTCTATTGGAATCATATAATCTAATGAGTTGGATACTATTGATACTAGTAGTAAACACAACTGACCCAAAAGATATACCGGGCAAGGTTACGCTTGAATTTGCCAATGAAACACAGTGCGAAGAGGCTAAACAATCATTGACCTATTGGTTAAAATTTGATACATTTAAAATTCAAGCACAATGTTTAAAAAAATAACAGGTATATCTATCCAAAAAGGCATCTTTTGGTGCCTTTTTTCTTGACTATTGAGTCTGTTTATGTTACTATTGTAGAGTTAACACTCGTACTAAAACTTATATAAGGAAACACAAACATGTTTGATTCAATTGAAATTCGTAAAGTAACAAATGGTTTTATTGTAATTCTTAACACAGAAGATGACGCTAACGAATATGTGTTCGACACTAGCCGTAAAGCAATTAAATTCATCAAAGAATACGTTGAAGCTAAAGTAACACAACCAGCATAATTTTTGCCTCGAAACAGGCTAAAATAAATACATTATAGCAGTAAATTCAACGAAAAGTGGAGAAATCAATGTCAAAAACCGTTCTTGTAACTGGTGGTGCGGGCTTTATTGCACATCATGTTATTGAAAACCTATTAAGAAATACCGATTGGAATATTGTAAGTTTAGATCGTCTAGACTTTAGTGGTAACCTAAACCGCTTGAGTGATATGATGGCAAACTTTGATCAGGAAACACGTAAGCGTGTCAAAATAGTATTCCATGACCTACGTGCTGAATTAAATCCAATGGTGGCTCGTGACATTGGTGATGTAAACTATGTGTTGCATTTAGCCGCAGGATCACACGTTGATCGCTCAATTGAGTTCCCAATGGAGTTTGTTTGGGACAACGTAGTTGGCACAGGACACATCTTAGAGTTTGCTCGCAAACTACCTAACCTAGAACGCTTCATTTACTTCTCAACAGACGAAGTATTTGGTCCTGCACCACTTGGTGTTAACTACGGTGAACGTGATCGTTACAACTCAAGTAATCCATATTCGGCAACCAAAGCTGGTGGTGAAGAACTAGCAGTAGCATTTGAAAACACCTACAAGATGCCTATCTATATTACACATACAATGAACGTGTTTGGTCAACGCCAACACCCAGAAAAGTTTATTCCAATGTGTATTCGTAAGGTAAACGATGGCGATGCTATTACTATTCATAGTGACAGCACACGTACAATCCCTGGTAGTCGTTTCTATATTCATGCGGCAGACGTAGCTGATGCTATGTTCTTCTTGCTAGGCCTAGACTCAAGTAAACTAGAAGCAGACTACGGTGAAGCCAAATGTCCTAAGTTTAATCTAGTAGGCAAACAAGAAATTAACAATCTACAACTAGCTCAGATCATTGCTGATGCGCAAGGAAAAGAATTGAAGTACGAAATGGTTGACTTCCATAGCTCACGCCCAGGACATGACCTACGTTATGCACTAAGCGGTGACTACATGCGCAGTTTAGGTTGGGAACCTAAGGTTAGTTTAACAGAACGCATTGGTGAAGTAGTACAATGGACATTAGAAAACGAACGCTGGTTGCGTTGCGAATAGGGATAAACGATGAGTAAAAATATTGTATTACTAACAAGTGCTTTATATACTAATTACGGTATCTACAAAGCAAACGAGCGCATCCAACAGACATTAGATACTGCTAAAAGTGCTAAGAAGTATATTCCGGGTGCGGTGGTTATTCTAGTTGATAATAGTAAAGTTGATGTTCAAAATGAAGATAGTGCAGAATTTAATGAATTATTAGATACTGTGGATTGGTACATTGATAATAGTGATGATGCAGATATCCAATACTTCCATGCTAATGTTCAAAACTATGACATTGGTAAAAATGCCATGGAAGCCATGGGTTTATTTAAAGCACTTAACTATATTAATTCTACACCTGAATTAAAAGCTGAGATTGACTCTGCTGATAGAGTGTTTAAACTAAGTGGTCGTTACCAAGTTACTGATAAGTTTAATATTGATAACTTTCATAATGACAACACCAAAGGCAAGTATGTGTTTAAGAAAGCACAACCTGCTTGGATTAATCCGCAAGACACAGGTGTAACTACATTGTTACAAACTCGTCTGTGGTCATTTAGTCCAGACTTATTAGATGCAACGATACAACTTTATCAACAAATCATTGGCAACATGATGGAAACGTTTAATAATCAAAAGTATATTGACAACGAGCACAGCATGAGCAAGTTCATTCCAAAAGATCGACTAGTTGAATTAGAAATTGTTGGCTTGCAAGGTAATATTGCGCCAAATGGAATGATGGTTATTGACTAATGAAAAATGTCTTAGTTATAGGCGGCAACGGATACGTTGGTTCTAGACTCAGACAAGTACTAGCACAGATCTACACAGTCGAAAGTGTAGATTGTTGCTGGTATAATTACGATGAAGAGTCTCGCAGGCTAGACTATCATAAACTTACCGCAGACTATTTGGCAAAGTTTGATGCTGTAGTATTACTAGCCGGACATAGTAGTGTAGCAAGCTGTGTTGGTCCTATTCAAAGTCCGTGGTTAAACAACGTTACTAACTTTACTGACCTAGTGGCTAAATTAAGTTGGAAAGATATTCCTTTAATTTACGCTAGTTCAGCTAGTGTATACGGCAACAGCGTACCCGGGCAATTGTTTACTGAAGACAATCGTCAGTTTATTCCTGTAAACAATTATGACATTACCAAATACACCTTAGACTTAGAAGCTAAAGTTGCTATCACCAATGGGCAACCGGTAATCGGTCTACGATTTGGCACAGTAAATGGTTGGGCGCCTAACCTACGTGCTGATGTTATGATTAATGCTATGTATGATGCGGCCAGAACACAAGGTAAGATTTCAGTAACTAACAAGCACATTAATCGTGCCTTACTGGGCATTGAAGATCTGTGCCGTGGCATCACGAGATGTATCGAACAGCCGATGAGTGGTATCTACAACATGGCTAGTTTCAATGCTACAGTTGACTATATTGCTACTACTGTGGCTAACGAACTAACTGTGCCTGTAGTTGATCGAGGTAAGACTGCTAATGCATACGACTTTGGACTAGACACTACATTGTTTGAACAAACATTTGGCTTTACATTTACAGAAACTCCTAGTACAATAGTTACTAGTTTAACAGAAAGATACGCGGAGTCACACATTGAACGCCGCGATAATTACATGACATATCAATGGGAAAAAGAATATGATCGATAATGCAAAAGAATTAACCGAATGCCTGTGTTGTGGTAGTAAGCAGTTAGCATTAACATTAGATTTAGGCACACAGCCAATGGCTAATAGTTTTATTGAATCGCCCGATGAAAGTGAGCTCACTTTCCCATTGGTGCTTAATCGTTGTACAGAGTGTAGTCACTTACAATTAAGTCACGCAGTTGATCCAGATTTGTTATTCCGTAACTACTTGTACGTGAGTGGTACTAGTCAAACACTTAAAGATTACTTTGATTGGTTTGCTAACTATTCATTTGGATTCTTTAGAGAGCAACCTAAATCAGTCTTAGACATTGCCTGTAATGACGGCACACAGTTAGATTCATTTAAGAAGTTTGGTTTAGCAACATATGGAGTTGATCCAGCTACTAATCTACATCCAATTAGCAGTGCCAACCACGAAGTTATCTTAGATTATTTTACAGCAGCTCACGTAGAAGGACTAAAAGCCAAGAACATTGATATCATTAATGCGCAGAACGTGTTTGCACATAACAGCTATCCATTGGAGTTCTTAAAACAGTGTAAAGAAATTATGCACGACAACAGCGTATTGTTTATACAAACTAGTCAAGCAGACATGGTTAAGAACAATGAGTTTGATACTATCTATCACGAACACTTAAGTTTCTTCTGTGCCAACAGTATGAACGAACTAGCAAAACGTGCTGGCTTAAACTTAATTGATATTACTAAAACACCTATCCATGGTAATAGCTATGTTTTTGTGTTTAGCAAACATCCAGCAACTGACGGAAAGGTGGAAGCTGTGTTGGCTGAAGAACGTGCGGCTGGACTACAAGACCCACAAACATACGTTGAGTATGCGCTTAAAGCACAGCAAGTGGTACAGGATCTTAAAGATACTATTGTGGCATATCGTGCAGAAGGCTTTGTTATTGCTGGCTACGGTGCAGCCGCTAAAGGCATGACATTACTTAACTTTGGTAATATCACCTTAGACTTTATCATTGATGACAATCCAATGAAGCAAGGTCTTTTCAGTCCTGGCATGCATATTCCTGTGGTGTCAATTGACATGTTAGACGAATGTACAGATCTTAATGTAGCATTTGTTCCGTTAGCCTGGAACTTCTTTGATGAAATTAAACGTAAGATTAAAACCAAACGTGATAATGCAGAAGATGTGTTTGTCCGCTACTTTCCAACAATCAAAGTAGAATAATGAAAACAGTAATATGCCACTTCTACAATGAGGAGTACATGTTACCGTGGTGGCTAAAACATCACAAACATATATTTGATCACGGCATTATGATTGACTACAACAGTGAAGATCGTAGTCGTGATGTCATCCGTGAAATATGCCCTACATGGGATATACATATGAGTCAAAATTGGCATTTTGACAGCACTACCTGTGATGAAGAAGTAATGAAGTGGGAACGCACTATCGAAGGGTGGCGCATGGCACTTAATGTTACTGAATTCTTATACGGTAATACTGATCATTTGCCCGACGATTCTGGATTTGCGCAACACTTCGTAGGTAACTATGTATTTGTAGACATGCAGAATAGACTACAAACTAACGAATTACCTGTGTTAGTATCCGATCGACCCTTACATGATCAGCGTAGTTGGGGCTATGATGAATTCCAAAACAAGGGGATTTCTAGAGCAGGCAATATGGCTAGGATGAATAGAAGTATTCATAACTATCCTGTGGACTATACCCCTGGTAGACATTTTGGTGATGGTCGCCCTAGATCATTTAATGATTTGGTTATATTCTACTACGGATGGGCCGATGCTAGTAAACCCGGAATTGCTCGTAAGATGCAGATACAGGAAAAAATGTCAGAAAATGATAAAAATCTAAATGCAGGTAATCACATAGGTACCAACGAAGACTATATAACTAGATTTGAAACTCAAAAACGCTTTGCTCGAGATCTACGTAGTGAGATTATTCCTATTTTAGATCATAATATTAGATGTACAGGACAACACTGGTAATGAAGAAAACAATACTTTGTCATTTTTACAATGAAGAATACATGCTACCGTGGTTCCTCAATCACCACAAGCAGATCTTTGATCATGGAGTTATGATAGACTATCATAGTACTGATCGTAGTGTAGAGATTATTCGAGAGATATGTCCTACGTGGGATATTGTTACTAGTCGAAATCCTAACTTCCAAGCAGACACAATTGACTACGAAGTTATGGATATTGAGAAGTCGATTGAGGGTTGGAAAATCTGTCTCAATGTAACCGAGCTAATGATTGGTGATTATAGTCTAATGAATGATAATCCCAATCAACAGTTACTATTGCCTAGTATGTTTTATGTAGATTGTGATAGAGAACGTAGGGTTGACACTAGCATTCCGCTGTATAAGCAAAAAACAGACGGCTTTAGTTTTAAAGAGGGTTACACATTTAAAGGCAGATATACAGAGAACTTCCGCGAACGTCGAGCACGTAGTCTGCATAACATGTCAGTACAGTATCCTGTACCCGGCCGCCATTACGAAGAATATACAACTAGCGAATTGGTTATATTCTACTACGGTTGGTGTCCATTTGACGACGGCGCACTAGCACGTAAGCTACAGATACAAACACAAATCCCATGGGTTGATCGCCAACGTAATTGGGGATTTCACCATATAACAAATAAAGAAACACTTGAATATAGATTAGAGCATGAATTTATTCCACGTTCAAGAAACATCAAGGAAGATACAGAATACTATGTCAACAAACACGAAAATTTTTCAAATCTACTTTAAGCCAGAACTAGTTGCGCACTGCGACCCTGCGTTTACTCCTTTAGATAACACTAGCAACCCACGCCCTGAACTACGTGAGTGGGACGTGTGGGATCGTGAGCATGATAACATTGTTGCTCAGAACTTAGATTACTGGGGTTATGTCAGTTGGAAGTTCAAAGAGAAAACTAATCTCACAGGCCAACAGGTTATGGACTTTATCAATGCCAATCCAGGACACGATGTGTATCTATTCAATCCTTGTATAGTCAATGAAGCAGTATTTGCCAACAGCTGGGAACAAGGTGACATGCACCATCCTAATATTAGTGCTATAGGTAATAAGTTTTTAACCAAACTTGGCTATGAAGATGTTGATGTTAGAGGTATGTTGTTAGACCGTGATAAAACTGTATTTGCTAACTACGTTGTGGGCAATCAGAAGTTCTGGGCGAAGTTTATGGAGTTTAGCCGTAAGCTGTTTACAGAAGCAGAAAACGATAGTATATTTAAAGATGAAGTATTTGGCGCTGGCCGTAGCAACTATGCACATGATCGTTCATTGCCTAATTTTACATTCTTAATCGAAAGATTAATTCCTACATTTTTAGAGTTAGAAGGGTTTGATAGCCTAGGATATACGTATAATCAATCAGAGGTAATTTTGCCTAAATATCAGCCATTTATTAACGATTTATTGGTACTAAGTGACCTAAAAAAGCTGGTAAACCGCTACGAAAGTGACGAATTATTTAACATCTGGAACTACAGCAGACAGCAGTTTTTACAGAGAAATCCAAACATTTTAGGGTTAGAGTAGTTATCTCTTTTACCTCCGGTAAAAGTACGTATAAAAAGTCAGTTTTCCTGGCATACATATAATACGTTCGGAGGATTCAATAGATGACTAAATCTAAAGAAACTGAAATAGTAGTACCCAGCAGTGGTACAAGTTATTACTGTGCTGGTAGAAATTGTAGGGTAAGAGATGTATGTCACAGACACTCTTCAAGTTATTCGGTCAATCAAGCACCGTTTGAAGATTATGATTTGGCAATGGTAAGAGATTTACCAAAGCCATGTAAATTTTACGTTAATCGCAATGATGCGACTGGCGTAATTTCAAAAATAGGTAATCCAAGTAAGACAAAACACTAACAGGAGGGAAAGATATGAGAGCGTTCACGCCACTCAAAAGAATACTGACCTGGACAAATATGTCCATAATGGTTATAACACTATCAATAGGTAATGTTCAAGCAAAAGAAAGACCAGTAGCACCTAAGGTTGATACTCAACTGATGTGTCTGGCAAAAAATGTTTACTACGAAGCGGGATTAGAACCCCGCGACGGTATGGTAGCAGTGGCGCAGGTTACTCTTAATCGTACCGAAGATGGCAAGTTTCCTAAAACTGTCTGCGGAGTAGTAAATCAAAAAACTCGAGTAACTGTAGTACGTGAAAACAAACCCGCAGTTAAAACTATATGTCAATTTAGTTGGGTGTGTAATACACCAGCGCCAGTTAGGTTCGTCAGTGACCGGTGGCAGGCCAGTTTAGATGTAGCTAAAGAAGTTATGTACTCTGGGCTACGTCTAGAAAATGAAGCTATGGCAGAAGCACTATACTTCCATAATACACATGTTCGCCCAAATTGGGGATTAGAACGTATTACACGTATCGGTGGTCATATCTTTTACAGCGATGACCCTGCTCCTCGCAAAAAGAACTTGACAACTGCTCAAAAATAGTCTATACTAAGTGTTTTAATAAATACAGCAACGGTGCCAAAAGTGCCGTTGCATATTTAAAGGGACATACAATGTCGAATACTACAGATTTACAAACACAACAAACTCTTAAAGAGCAACATTTACCAACTAC